GTGAAGCTGATTTATCATCACGAACACCATTTGCAAGAATGTGGACAGCTGTTCAGATATATGATCCAGCTGAAGTAACTACTTGGGAAGCTACTCGTGGAGATATGCATGAAACTCTTACAGGTACCCAAAGTGCGACTTTAGTCAGTGCACAAAAGAAAAAAGAACATACAAATGTTAAACGAAGATATAAGGATGGTCGTTGGGTAGTTGAGTATGTAAAAAAAGATGCCAAAGAAGAGGAATATGAAACTGTCATTTATACTGTTGGAGATAACACATTAAATACACTTTCAGTTGAAGCTAATGATTCTCGTGATTATACCCTAGATGTTGGTGGAATAACAACAGCTCAAATCGCTCCCGGTGAAAATGAAACCAATTCAAATGAATTTATGAAACCATCGGCTGGAATTACATCAATATCTTCAAATACAGAAGGTGCGTTAGGAACAACAAAAAAGACAACAGTAAATTTTATAGTTCACAATTTTCACGACTTTGACAAAATTTATAGTAGATTTTTCTTAAAACCAGGAGCTCAAATATTTGTTGATTTTGGTTGGGATACATCTACATTATATAATCCAGAAGACATGCCATTCGATGAAGAGTTTCAAGAAAATATTGAAACACAAGTTGCTGATGCTAAGGGTGATTTAGAAGTTTTAACGGGAGTTGTTACCAGTTACGATGCGAAATTTACAGAAAATGGAAGTGTTGAATGTTCAGTTGAAATTATATCAAAAAATAATGCTTTACTTGGGAATGATTTCAAAAATAATAATTCTCTTAAATCTAAAATATCAAGAGCTCTTGAAAATGAGATATTACAATATGCAGCTAAAAGTTTCAAAGGGGATACCGCATCTAGACTGTCAACGGCTAATTGGAGTGATGTAACTACGGATGAATCTGAATTTAATAAAGCGTTTAACAGATTTGCAACATCAGCATTAAGTAGTGTAGATACTAATATACCTGGAGAAAGTTCAAAAATATCAGGTGTTTATTGGTATAAAGCTGAAGAAAATCAACGAAATATTTATATATCATTTGGATTATTTGAAGATCATTTATTAAATAAAACATTCGCTTTAGGTGAAGACGATAATGATGCTTTAACTGGTAAAAGATTTACTCCAAGATTTGATTCATCAGAATCTTTTATGAGATATAATCATTTGATGATTCGCCGACAACAACTGTCTGGTGAATCTGATAAATTACAATTTTTATATCCAGAAAAGTGGGATAAGACATATAACACTATGAGAAAAAAAACTCCATCAGATTATGATGAGGATGTTTCTTCACGAACAGAACATGATAAAAATAGACAAAGAATGCCACTTCGTGAATTATTTATACCTATCAATTTAATAAAAAAAGCATTTGATGAAACAAATGATGTTTCATCTTTGATGAAACATATATTAGATGCTATTAATGATGATTCTGCCGGAGCATTTAAATTACAATTATATAGTGGTCAAGATGACTCGAAAATATCAGTTATAGATTTTAACTCACCTGCCATTTCAGCAGGACAACATGAAAGAAATTACTTTAATAATTTATTTGTATTTAAACCTCATTCAAAAAATTCAATTGTTAAAAGTTTTGATTTTTCATTGTCAACACCACAGGGAGGTATAGGTAGTATGATAGCTATTGGTGCTAGAAATCCCAATACTACTATTTATCCCATAACTGACTTTATGGATAGAGCATTGGCTATGGAATTAATTGAACAATCATTTACCGAAAGTGGTGACAGTACTGATAAGAAAAAGATAGGAGTTAGATATTTACCGAAAGCAGGTGAAGGAGGAGCTAATAGGATAGCTGATGATGCCGATAGTGGTAAAGATTTAGATATTGGTTCGGATGAACAGAATATTTTTGGTGAAACACAAGAAATGAAATTAGAATTAGATAAAGTAGATGCAACTTTTATTGACAGTAGTTTATCAAGTGCTGCACCGAAGGCTTCGGGGGAATCTATTGGAGAAAAGATTATTGGTAAATCCGGTGAAGAAAAAGAAGATAATTCAGATAAAATTTCAGCAATGGATAAAGAAAAAGGTAATTTAGTAACAAATACACTCAAAGAATATTATGATAAAATTATTAGATCTACTACTGTGATGGAAATCCCAACTATGTTACCAATAACAGTATCATTATCTATTTATGGAATATCATCATTAATTCCAGGAGATGTTTTTAGGGTTGATTATTTACCACAAAAATATAAAGATTGGGTTTATTTTCAAGTAACAAAAGTCAGTCATGACCTTTCTTCATCAACTTGGACAACAACATTAGAAACAGTTATGAGAATACGAAAAGAAATAAAAAGGGAAGAAGGAATTAATAATATTTATAAAGCAAGTAATGTTCCTGTGGTTTTACATAAATCAATTTTAGATAAGTCACCAGCAAAATGTCATGATATTTTAAATTATAATGCAGCTGGTATGTTTGAAGGAGAAATTGGTGGTGGTGGTAAAAATTATATTTCAATGTTAAAATTAGATATCACAAATACATTTCGGGATTGAAATCACATAAAATTTATATTTTCATTTGAAGCTATAGGTAATTATGAAATAGTAAAGTTTCCAATAGATAGATCAGTAGCTCCTGGATATGCTCTGTCTGAAATGTTTATTGGATATGGACACAAAAATGTACCAGGAGTTAAACATTCCATTGAATTGAAAGAACATGAAATGTATAGATTGATTTTAAATAAAAATGGAGCTTGGGCTGTGATACCGGCTGAAGGCGAGATTGAACCATATGATATAAATCCTATGGTTAATCCTAATGGTAAGTTCATACCAGAAGGTTCAAAAATTGGTGGTAGAACATTAAGTCCATCATGTAATGTATGTTATGAATGTGGTGATGGATTGACAGATTTCTGTGAAGAAGATGAGTGTGATACAACTTACTGTGATTTTGTTGATAACTATTGGCCAATTCCAAATTTCTGTAATCCAAAAGCTTCTTGTTGGACTGAATAAAAAAAGCTTGTTTCACATTACAAAAAGGTTGTATATTAAACTATGAGTTATATTGTAATACCCATATTTTCAGATCCATTTCTGCATCCATTACATAAAAATAATGGGTTATCCCTGTTATATGTAAAAGAGTTAAGTAAGGACAGTCAAATGGTATGTCACTATCACCCAGATTGTGGTGATGTATTACAAAATTATGAATGGTTAGAAAATGAAGAAATCCTAACACCAGACGCAAAAAAACTATTGTCAATATATCCATTCAAAAATGTAACGGATATGAATTATGAATGGTGGTCATTAAATAATCAACCATTTGATATGGAAAATATTAGAAATAATGCTTATGACTTCTTTCATAACAAATATTACAACGCAAAGAAATTAAATGAAATAATACCAATTGTAAAACATAAAGAATATTGTGATACACTTGAAGATAAAATGTCGGTGATAACAGTATTAGGTGATAAAACATATTCAGATGAAGCAACAGCCGCATTCCTTTCAATAGAAAAGAATGGAATAAAAGTATCAGATGATGTATGTGATATATTCGATGAAAGAGTAAGAAAACATATATCAGAAGGTAAATTATACACAAAATATAATCTATGGACATCAACAGGACGACCATCAAATTCATTCGGTTCAGTTAATTTCGCAGCATTAACACCAGAACAACGAAAAGCATTCATACCAGAAAATGACTATCTCGTAGAATTTGATTATGACGCATACCACGTTAGACTTATCGGTAGTCTAATTGGATATACATTCCCACAAGCATCTGTTCACGAATACTTATCAAGTTTCTATGGTTCAACATATGAAGAATCAAAACAGATAACATTTAAGATTTTATATGGTGGAATACCAGATGATATAGCAAAATCTATACCATTCTTCAAAAAAACAAAAGAATACACAAATGAGTTATGGAGTAAATATAATCGTGATAATTTCATAGAAACTGATATTTATAAGAGGAAACTTATAAAGAAAAACTATACAGATATGAATCGTAGTAAACTATTGAATTATTTTTTACAATCAGCAGAGACAGAACATAATATAAAAACGATAATTGAACTACAACGATACTTATATGAGAAGAAAACACAATTAGTGTTATATGGCTATGATAGTTTCACAATAGATTACAATAATTCAGACGGAGTAGATACTTTGAAAGAAATAAAGAAAATATTAGAGAGAAATGGTCATTTAACAAAAGCCAAAGCGGGAACTAATTTAGGTGAGTTACAATCAATTCAAGATAGGTTATAATATATGAAACACATTTCAGAAATAATAGACGATGTATTAACAGAATGGGCTTATAGAGTCCATGATGGTATGCCTGATCCAAAGAATCCTTTACATTTAGTACAACTTAAAGAATCAATGCAATATTTAAAAATTGATGAAGAAGTTATAGATATTATGGTTTCTAATTTATTAAAAGAAGTAGATGATACTAATAAAAAACTAACTAAACAAGGTGTTTTAGATATACTAAAAAAACATAAAGATTTGGAACAACAAGGAAGTGTTAAGACAAAAATATATGGTGATATGGAACCTGATGTTTTTATTAAAATATTGAAATCTTCTTTTAAAAATTCAACTAATGTAAAATGGTATGAACCTAACACCGGTTCAAATAATAGTGGTAGAGATAGATTATTTCAATGGAAAGATGGTGACCACGAATATCAAATACATTTAGCTCGAACATCGGTGACTGGTAGAGGATCCGCAAAAACAAAAGACCAAGAATTATCGTGGTTATTAGTTTTAAGTGGTATGCAATATGGTGGAGATCCATCTGATAAAGAAGCTTTTATTTCATTATTAATTTCTAATTCAAATGTATATGGTAAAATTGATGATATGAAAGAATCTGATGCATTAAATTTAGCTTCATTTTTAGAATTTAATGATGATTGGTATAATTCTCATGTTTCACAATGTGAAAAGTTTATGTCTATAATTGGTGCAACTAATCAACCAAAAAAATATGTTAAAGACGGTTCAACTTTGGATGTAAATAAACAAGCAAAAAAATTATATGAACAAGATTATGGTAAAAAATTAGATTTAGATAAATGGAATCCAGCAGATGTTTGGTTAGAATATAAATCAGTTCCACAAAATAAAACATTAACAGAATTAAATAATTGGTTAATAGATTCACTCCACAATGGTACAGGATATATTGGAGTATCATTAAAAAAAGGTGGTGGGTCAGTTGGTTTAGTTAATGATTATGAAAGAAAAGAATATATATTAAAAAGTTTAGGAACGAAATATGGTGGAATATTTTCACAAGGTGTAACTTTTGATTACAAAGGTACAAATTTAGATGGTTTAGGATTGAATTTCAGAATATTTCAAGGAAAATCAACAGAAACAATAAGAGGAGAAGGAATTACGAAAGGTGCAGAAGCTGTTCAAGGTAAGGTAGCTCTATCTGTTATTGACGATTTTAAATCGGGAACTTTATCAAAAGTTGAAGCAGTTAAAGGTGTTAGTGTTGAATATGATAAAAAAACTAAAACTTGGGGTTGGAGTTCAAAGGGATTAAGTAGATTTAAAAAAGTTAAAACAGCATATGGAAAAATTAAAAAAGCTACATTTGGTGCAACACACGGTAGTTGGTCGACAGCTTTTAAAAGTGCAGATGATTTTCTTAAAGTATTAAATGATTATACGAAGAAGAAAAAGGTAGCAGAAAATTCAATGAAAGCAAATATAAATTCAAGATTTCAGGCAATTGTTCTTGGTTCTATTGTAACAAGTTTAAGTAAAACAGATAAACAAAAAGTTATGGTTGGTATGTTAAAATATGGTAAATCAGAATCAGATTGGGCAGCTGCACATTACAAGGCACAATAATGAAAACTCAACTACAAATTTATATAACGACAAATTTAATAAATGGCAAGCAATATATAGGATTACATTCCGGTAAGAATATAAACAGATTGGAAAAGAATCTTGGTTTTTGTAAGGGTTCAATATGTGCAGTTGTTTCGGGTACAAGAAATTCGTGTTATGGTTGGAGAATATTAAATGCCTAGAACCCAACTCCTAGCCACATTCACAACAAAAGACAATCTCGAAACAACAATCGAGAACATAAAGGGTGCATATACAATAGCATTTAGTAAAATTTATGTCTTACAGAATGAAAATAGTATAAATGAGTTAATATGTACATACAATGTAGATTTATCAGCAGGTGCAGATTTCAACGATGTAAAAGGGACTATATCATTACATAGAAAGAAACATTCAAATACATTATACACAATAAATGCATTGAATGAAGTTATTGCAAACTTAAATAACGGTATAATTGATAGTAAATTTATAGTGCCGTGGGAAAACTTTCAAAATACATTGATGGTAACAAATTCAGATGGATTGAATAAAATATCTACAAGGATTTACAAAATAATAAAAATAAATTAGTTGTTTCAGAATTTAATATATATTTATATATACAATTAGGAGAAAAATGGTTATGACAGACAAAAAACAAGAGTTATATTATTTCTATACAGAAGGGTGTGGATTCTGTAAAAAATCAGGACCAGTTGTAGATGAACTTATAAAAGAAGGACATAATATACTCAAACTCGATTTAGCAGAACCCGATAATAAAGGGTTAAAAGAAGAATTACAAAAAAAATATAATAAAAAATGTGGAACACCCTGGTTTATTAATCCAGAAACAGGACATCAAGTATGTGGTTATAGGGAAAAAGATATTCTTATGAAATGGATAGAAGGTGAAGATATTCCAGCTCCACCAAAACCAAAATCACAACCACCAAAACCACCATTTCATGGTGCAAGCAACAAAGAAGAAGCTGATTGGAAAAAAGAATATAAGAAATGGACTGAAGAAAATTCACATATGCCAAATTTACAATCAGCAAGTCAAATTCTTGAAAGACCAAGACCAAAATCAGAACCACCAAGACCACCAATGCCAAACGGAACAGATGAACAAATTGACAATTGGGGTAAAGAATATGATGTGTGGAGTAAAGAAAATAAACATCTTCCAAATTTACAACCTACAGAAATGATTGTTAATAGATTAAAACAACAAAGACAACAACAAGGTAAACAACCACAAGTCGGTGGAAATGTAGAAAAGAGATTGATAACACTTGAACAAAAACTTGATAAACTAATGATACATTTGGGAGTTCAATGAAATTCAAACCAAAACCAACAGTAGATAGAAAAGCTACTGAACGAGAATTGGAATGTATTAAAAAAACTGAAGAAATGTTGATGGGAGAAAATAAACTACCACCAGCATCTCAAATGATACGAAACATTGCAGTTGACCATTGGAAGTCATTAAAGGCTTGGGTTAAAGGTAGTCAAGTGATTACTTCACAAGAAGAAGCAGAAAGAAGATGGGAGATATGTAAAGAATGTCCTAAACTTCTATATGATGAAACAAATCCAGATACAGGAAAGAAAGATGGTAGATGTCCATTATGTGGTTGTTTTATGAATGTCAAAGTTCATTATGCAATCGCTGAATGTCCAATAGGAAAATGGAAAAAAGATTGTGGTCATGGGTGTGATTGTGGCTGTGAAGATAATTGTGAAGAATAGAAAAAAAAGCTTGTTTTATATGTCAAAAATGATATATATTATAGAGATAGTAAATAGGTTATGTGGTTATAATAGAGATAACCATAAACAATAAACGATAAACAATAAAACACAAGTAGGAGAAAAAGCATGGATATAAATGCAATTAAGAATAAGTTAAATAAGTTACAGGCAACCTCATCAACATCAGAAAACTTTTGGAAACCAGAACCAGGTAAACAAGTAGTTAGAATTGTACCTTACAAACATAATAAAGATAATCCATTTATTGAATTATACTTTCATTATAATTTAGGTAACAATAAAACATATCTTTCACCAGTTTCATTCGGTCGTCCAGACCCAGTTGAAGAATTTGCCAACAAATTGAAATCAACTGGAAACAAAGATGAGTGGATTCAAGGAAAACGATTAGAACCTAAAATGAGAACATACGTTCCCGTTGTAGTTCGTGGTCGTGAAAGTGAAGGTGTAAAGTTTTGGGGATTCGGCAAAACTGTATATCAAGAACTTTTAAGTGTTATTGCTGACCCTGATTATGGTGATATTACAGATCCAATTATAGGTCGTGATATTGGTATTGAACGACAAACACCAGCTGAAGCAGGTAATCAGTATGGTAAAACAACTGTTCGAGTTAAACCAAATCAAACACCAATTACAGAGGATAAAACTCTATTAGAAAATGTCTTTGAAAATCAACCCAACTTACCAGAACTTTATACAGAACCAAGTTATGATGATTTAAAAGAAGCTCTTAGTAATTACTTAAATCCTTCAGATGACGATACAGAAACAACAACTACAACTAATGGTGTTTCTGCAACTACTACACCAACTACAAATACTGGAACTACAACAGTTAACAAGGTAGAAGATGCCTTTGATGAACTGTTTAATAGTTAATAGTTAGGTATAGTTAGAATTGATGGGGTGGGGTTTCGTTCCACTCCACTTCATCACATTTTTAGGAGAAAGTTATGACAGATACAGATAAAAGAGATGAATTAGCTAGTGTTATAGCTGATGAATTAAATAAAACCTTTAAACATCAACAGGTTGCGTATTTCTTACAAGATGACGGTACAAACCCAACTAATGTAACTGATTGGATTTCAACAGGTTCGACAATGTTAGATTTAGCTATTGCTAATAAACCAAATGGTGGTGTTGCCGTAGGCAAAATCACAGAGTTAAATGGTTTAGAGGGTAGTGGTAAATCTTTGATTGGTTCTCACTTATTAGCTTCAACACAGAGAAAAGATGGAATTGCTGTTTACATAGATACAGAATCAGCAGTGTCACCAGAGTTTCTTGAAGCGATAGGTGTAGATACAACGAATATGTTATATGTTCATTTAGAAACAGTTGAAGAAGTATTTGAAACTATTGAAACAATTGTTACAAAGATAAGAGAATCAGATAAAGATAAGTTAGTTACAATTCTTGTTGACAGTTTAGCAGCTGCATCTACGAAAGTAGAGATGGATGCTGACTTTGATAAAGATGGTTGGGCGACAGCCAAAGCAATCATCATATCAAAAGCTATGAGAAAAGTAACACAAATGATAGCTCGTCAGAAGATAGCTCTCGTATTCACAAATCAATTACGACAAAAGTTAGGTGTGATGTTTGGAGATCCTTGGACTACAAGTGGTGGTAAGGCTCTTCCATTTCACTCATCAATTCGTGTTCGATTTAAGAATGCTGGGCAAATTAAAGATAGCAGTAAAAAGAATACTATTGGAATTAAAATTAAAGCACAAGTCATTAAGAACCGATTAGGTCCACCAATGAGAACTGCTGAATTTCCATTATATTTTGATACTGGTATTGATGATTGTGGTTCTTGGCTTACAGTAATGAAAGAACACAAGTTACTTAAACAAGCAGGTGCTTGGTACACAATACAACATGCTGATACAGAAACAGGTGAACTTATTAAAGAATACAAATTTCAATCAAAGGATTTTGAAACATTAGTAACAGAGAATCCAGACTTGAAAGAATATTGTTATCAACAGATATGTGATGCTTGTATTCTTAAATATGATAGCAAAGAACTTGGTATTGATGATGTTGAAGAAACTGATGAGGTAGTGGATGAAATCTAAAAAGTTAAAAGAGTTTTTAGAAAAACCAGAAGTCAAGAAACTCCATAAAGAGGCAATGAAACTTCAAGGTATGGATAAACTCATCAAAAAGTTAAAAGAATCCGGTGAAGCATAAATGGAAAAGAAAGACTTAAACGACAAGTTTATATCTTTTTTAGACCAAACCAAAAACGAAGAACACAAATCAGTTACAAGATTGAACGATAGAGTTTTAATAATTGATGGTTTGAACACATTTATTAGAAATTTTAGTGTAGTACCAAGTCTTAACGATGATGGTAGACATGTGGGTGGACTTGTTGGT